TCAACCTGGAGCTTCTGGTCATATCAAGGAGTACTACTGCTACTTGGTTAAGTCTGGAACAATCATGGAAGGTGTTCAGCAAGACCTCAGAATTGAAGCAGATAGAAACGTGCTTTCGAAGCAAGACGTACTTTCTGTTGACTATCACACTGCTTATCACGTTATGGGTACTAAGTGGGGTAATGCTGCTGATAACCCAACCAATAGTGTTCTTGGTAACAAGGATAACTGGACTGCAACTTATGATGCAGACCTAATCCCTATGGTTCAGTTAACAGTTAATACACCACTAGACACATCAACACTTTGATCTAGTGTAAGTCTGATCTTCCATAGATCTGCATGAAAAGCCCTCATCATTTATTTGGTGGGGGTTTTTTATGACGCTAGAATAAAAACAATGTTTGGTAAATAAACGTGGCAGCAACTATCTCAGCCACTTTGAAAGGTGAAAGTTCTAATAGTTATGTCACTTTGGCAGAAGCTAATAGTTACTTTGAAACTTCTCCTGATGATTCAACGTGGACAGACAAAACAGATGACAAGAAAAATCGTGCATTAATTTCTGCTTGTCGTTGGATCGACAGCCTTAATTTTTACGGTGATAGATGTGATGAATCGCAAGCATTGAAATGGCCTAGAAATAATTTTCAAGTTGATGATGTTGAGCTTGATTGCAGTTCAATTCCTAACAAAATTAAGTATGCACAGTATGAATTAGCAAGAGCGTTAGCTAATGATACGGATGCAATGACAGGGAATACAGGAACAGAAGGTGTTGCAAAAGAAGTCGAATTGGGTGAATTAAAGGTGAAATACAACGAAGCTAGTCTTGCTACTGGCAACGTGAACAATGTTTTTGACGTGTATCCTTGGCTTCAGTCCTATCTTGGTGCTTATTGTCTTGGTGGAGCTGGCGGCTATCAAGTACGGGTGGTAAGAGGTTAATTATGGCAAAAATTGATGATGTATTTGGAAACGTACCAGCAAGCATCCTCAGTACTTGGGGGCAGACATTAACTTTTGTTAAAACCACAACTCCACGTACTTACAACCCAACAACGGGAGCTGTCACTGGATCGGACACAAATGTAAGCGTAAAAGGAGTAATAACAGAATTAAATTCAAGAGAAAATGAGGGTCTTTATCAATCTACAGATTTAAAAATAGTCATTGGGGCTACTGAATTAGGCGACTACTACCCAACAGAAGCAGATCGTGTTCAATATTCTCAAGCAGGAGCTACTAGAGAGGCCAAAATAGTTAATGTAAAAACGGCAAGAGGGGACAATCCTATATTTCACACTCTTATTGTCAGACCACAATAATGGCAAAGTTTGTCAATCAATTATGGGATGCACTTAAAGAAGTAGATAGGGTTGCTGCTTCTGTTGCTTATCACGGTCCAGCATTTGCTTCTGCTCGAATAATTAGGGATTTACAGCAGGTCGGACCTGCATGGACAGGTAAATTTTCTAATTCTTGGCAAATAGAGACACCAACAGGAAAGCAGTTTAAATGTAGAAATTTTCAAAAACCAGGACCACCATCAGGAGTTTTATTTCCGACAACAACAGGAAGAGAGGTAGTCAAGGGGATATTTAGCCTAAATAGTGTCGTATTTGAAATAAATAACACGTCTATGTATAAAAGCACCGCTTTTGATTTTACCAAGGATATGTTCTTACCCCCTACTCCAGAACCTTATTTTATTAAGGACGGTACTTTTCCTTCAAGTAAATGGGAGTTTGGAACAGGAAGTAGATTAAGACCCACTTTAAGGGGATCTATAAATTCAGGTGCAGGAGGTAGACCCAGCAGAACGGCAAAACTTAACTGGTTTAGAAAATATGTAAGAGCTGGAGAATTAGATCGTGCAATTAGAATAGAAATGGACAAGGCTTTGCATAAGTCTAATCGTCGTACTGCAACAAGAGGATTCGGATGAATTACCAGTCAATCAGAGCAAAGGTAGAGAATCCGTTACTCACAGCCTTTGGTGCGTTAAGTCCTGCGGTCCCTGTCTTTTTTGATAACATAACGGCCTCTCCTTTAAATAGTACGACTGAATATGTAACGGTTAACGTGGATTTTGGGCTTACTAATGACCCAACACTGACTGCAAGTGTTGATAATGCAAGAGGGTTAATAACAATTGAAGTATTTACTGAAAAAGGTAAAGGACCAGCAAGAAATCAGACATTAATAACGACTGCTGTTGATGTATTAGAGACACTTAATTCATCTACAAAGACAACAACAGGTGTGTATATGCGTTTGGGTTCAATAGAAGGACCATCTTTTTCAAGCACAGAAACAGCACCTTTATTTATGGGAGAAATAAATGTTTCTTTTATTGCCACAGTTTTGAGCTAACCTGTATATAAATTTCAAAGCAGCCTCATGGCCGTTACATGTTTATCTGGCACATCAGGTGCTCTCTACTACACACCCGCA